AGACAACAGATGCTATACAGATAGATTGTTCTGTAGCAGATAAGATATCAGGAACACTAAGCATAATGGAGATAACATAAGATGCCATATATAGGACCTCCTGCTCCAAATAGATTCGTAGCACCTAAAGCAGCCACACAGTTTTCAGGTGATGGCTCTACAACTGCATTTACCTTAGACCATGCAGTGGGGTCTGATGAGGACATACTTGTATCGGTGGATGGTGTTATACAAGAACCATCTGTAGCGTATGCAGTGAGCAATGGAACTACACTCACATTTACTGCCGCACCATCAAGTAACTCTGGTAATAATATCTTTGTGTACTACTTGTTTAGAACAGTCGGTACTGTAAGTCATCCGAGTAATAATGCGTTACAAGCAACGAGTGGTACATTGACAGGCACACTTGATGTTACAGGTGACGTAACAATAGGAGATGCAAGTGCAGCAGATAAGAAAATACTGTTTGATGGTAACGCACAAGACTTTCACATAGGGTTAGATGACAGCAATGATAGCTTAACTTTAGGGTTAGGGTCTGCATTAGGAACAACACCTTATATGGTTATTGATGCTAATGGTCATATAAATATGCCAAGTCAGTCTTGTTTTATGGCTGATGTTGGTAGTCAACAAGCTAATATTTCTGAAGGTTCAAATATTGATGTTCAGTTTAGCAATGAAAGATTTGATTTAAATGGAGATTTTAATAATTCAAACTATACATTTACTGCTCCTGTTACTGGTAAATACCAAGCAAATGTAGTTGTAAGATTTAGTCACCTATCACAAGGTGCAGCATATTATTACCTAGAACTAAATACAAGTAACGATAATTATTTTAATATTTTTGACCCTGATTTTGGTCAAGATAATACTTTTTGGACTATAACATTTTCATCTTTAATAG